TATATTTTGTCTTAATTTAGAATTTCTACTTTCAATGTTTTCATATCGTGTAAATAACTTTTCAACATTATCAAGCCAATTGAAAGATTCCAATTTATTTTCATAATCTTTAATCTGTTTTTCCGTAAAACCAATATCATTATTTACACTTCTTCTTTTGCTTTCAGCATTTGAAAGTACCCTATCAATAATATCTAGCCTTACAACCTTATTAAAATATTTTGCAACTTCACCGCTAGACTTTGAAATAAGAAATGGAGCATCTTGCTGATTCTGAATATTTGTTTCTGATAAAATCAATAAACTTTCAACTTCATCAGGAACATCAGATTTAACAACATTTAGCACTTTATCATTTACAATGTACTGATTTTCATTCTTTGTTCTTTTTCTAGTAACAACTCCATTTTCATTTTCAATTGTTACTGACATTTCATTTTTCAGATTACCTTTTTTATCCAATGCCCAATGTGAACATAAATTTTCTATACCCAAAGGTCTATTGTATCTAACCCAATTCAATGCCCTGAGAATTGCCGTCTTTCCATTGTTACTAGAACCAACAATAGCATTTATTCCATTGCTTAATTCTAGCACTGTATTTTCATGACTTTGGATGTTATGAATTTCTATCTTTTTTATCATTTTACACCTCATTAATATTATAGGATTTTGAAAAGAAAAATAAAAAAGACCTAGCATAAAACTAGGTCTTTCATAAATAAGGGAAATTTTCCCCTAATTTCTTCTGTTTTCCCTAAGAAAACAAACCGCAACCATTTATAAACTTTTCTGCTGAAGGTTGCCTGATTCCATTTTCAATTCTATTTTTAGCAATATTAAAATATTCTTTATCTATTTCAATCCCTATAAAATCACGATTCAGCATTTTAGCAACTTCACCCGTTGTTCCTGAACCCATAAAAGGGTCTAACACAACATCACCTTCATCAGAACTTTGCTCCATCAGGATTTTGATGAGTTTTGTAGGTTTCTGAGTTGGATGCAACTTGTTGTTAGTTCCATCACAATCAATCACATCGCCTATTCCATGTGACTTAATTTTTCTATCACCCTTTACACCAAATAAACAGAATTCATATTTATATCTGTAATAATTACCCGTTCCAAAATTGCCCTTATTCCAAATGATAATATTCTTTAATTCAAAATACTTTTCAAAAGCAACCTTAAACTTATCAATTGTCTTAAAAGCACAAAACATATATATATGGGTGTTATCTTTCATAACCCTGAATAATTCTTTGTTCAAATCATCCAAGAAAGACAAATCATTATCATTTTGTATTTTATCATATTTTTCTTTTCTTCTATGGCTTTGAAAATCAACACCGTATGGAGGGTCTGTAATTACACAATCAATACTTTTATCAGGCAATTCAGCCAAAACCTCAAGACAATCACCATTTATAAGATTCAAAATAAACCACCTTTAATTTCAACGCATCTTGAAATATCATTATCAAAATTCAATCTTTTTTCAGCATATTCACATTGATTTTTCGATAATTCTGAACCAACATAATTTAATTTCAACTTTTTACAACCAATTGCCGTTGTACCCGTTCCCATAAATGGGTCATAAACAACCGCATTTTCTTTAGCATAAATATTCAAAAGTTTAATCACAAATTCACTACTAAACGTTGCTTTATTATATTCATTACTACCATCATTATTTTTAGCCTCAACAAAATTATAAACATTTTCATAAATTGCCTGACCATTTTTTGAATGTGAAATAATCTTTTTATTACAATAAAAATCATTCAATTCATTTTTACGGCAAAAAACAAACACATCCTCAACAATTCTTGTTAATTTATTTGAACTAACATTATTAGGTAATGCACTTGTTTTCTTCCAAACAATTTTATCAGCAACACAAAAATTAGTTTTTTCTATCAAATCAGCAATCACCAGCCAAACAACCCCAAAACCTAATTTATCTTTTACCGAACAATCATTTCCATAACTAACATTCCACAAAATAACACCATTCTGATTAAGAATTAAATCAATCTTATTAAATAATTCAACACACCATTTTCTGTATTCTTCAGGTGTTTTATTTTCAGTATAAATATCATAACGACTATTATAATTCGTAAACGACCATTCACTGTTATTATATATATAACTTCTATCCGTATTATATGGAGGTGAGGTTAAAATCAAATCAACTTTGAAATTATCAGCAATCATTTTATCCATAATTTCAAAACAATCAGCATTAAAAATTTTATTCTTGTATTCCATATTTATATTATAGATTCCCTGAATTAAATTTTATAAATCATCTAAAACAATTGGAGCATTTTCAATATAAGGTAAGGCTCTTAAAGTATTATATTCAATAAATTCCAATGCCTCCTCCGCTGAACAATTATTGTTTTCATAATACCAAACAACCATTTTTGCCAGCGAGTACACGGCTCTTTCATCTGTAGATAACCCAATAATGCATCCATCAAAATCAGGATTCTCAAAAACTATTACATCTTCATGCCCGTTATCAATCAATTCTTGTCTTGTCATTTATCACCCTCATTCTTTCAAGTAAATCATGCAATCTATCAATGATTTTTTCATCTTTCACATAATATGAATAAAGAAAATGCACCGTTTCATGTGTTTTACGGTTTAACGGCTCAAAATGTGATATATCAGATATATCAGTATAATGTTCATCATTGAGGTCAAGATGATGCAAATTGTGACCTTTTCTTAATGGAAAAAGGGTAACACAATCAACTTTTTTCAGTTTTTTCATGTATACCTTAAACTTTTTCCATTTTGCTGATTGCCTGAACTTTGTTTTATCTTTTTGTGACATATTACCCCATAAAGAATTTTTCAATTTCAAACCAATCAGGCTCTTTATCGAACATTGCCCTATCATCAATGTAATAATCTGCAATAGGTTTTCTACCAAATGCAATATCAATATCATAAGGTGAAAATATCGCTAAAATAACTCCTTTTTCTTCCAATGCTTTTAAGGCACTTAATAAAGTTTTACCTTGTCTGCAAGTAAAAAGAAAACATTCATTATTTTCTTGCAACTTTTTAATACATTCAATTGCATTTTCCCTAAATTCACCAATATCAGGATAACAATTCTTTTTTGTTATCGTACCATCAAAATCAATAGCAATTACTTTATTTTTAATCATTCATTTACCTCAGGAATTGTTGCATATTTCTTTTTGCGGTTAGATTTTATGCTACTTTCAATTTCTTCCCACTTTGCCTCAACACGTTCATCCAATTCACTTTCAAGATTTTCATTTTCAATGTATTCAATCAATTCATCACGATTCATTGAATCACCAAATTTTTCAACGAATTTTTCCCTATATTCTTTTTTAGACTGAATGAAATCAAAAATATCATCAGCATTTGCCTTACCATCAAAATATTTTGAATTCTGATATTTTCCTTCCAATTCATATTCTGAAAGAAATTCCTTCAAATCCACAAGTGATAAATTACTTATTCCACCGTTCCATTGAATTGCATTTGCTTTCTTGTTCAATTCACCTTTATCAGTTCTTAAATCAAACAGATAATCAACGCTTGTACCAATTGAATCAAGACCATAATCATAAAGGAATGAAAAGAAACATTCCCTGAATGGTCTAGGTGTTTTTGATTTTGTTGTTTTTGCTTTTACAACAACACCAACGGCTCTATCCTTTTTAGTAATTTTTTTACAAGTTGCAAGCCAAATAACAGAATGTGCATAGAAATCAAGAGCCTTACCACCTGAACGGCTGAACTTTTCAAAACTGAACATATCAACATTTTCACGAATCTGAGAAATGATAATTACAAGAATATTTTTGTTTTCAATTACTGAACATAACTGAGGGAAAAATTCACGGCTTAAATATTTAGGTTTACCCATATTATAAGAGCCTTTATCATAAATCTTGTTATCATGAAAAGCATCCAATCTTTCTTCCGCTTGTTTATTTTGTTCATCTGAAGTCAATCCATCCAATGAATCCAAAACATAAATTCCAAATTGGTCATCTTTAAGCGACTTTGCAAAATCAGAAATGTTACAGAATGCCTCCTCGACCGTTGTAGAATGAATCGGCTCATCAGGCATGATGCTGAATCCGTACATCGACTCCGTATCAAATGAATATCCTGATTCACAATCATCATAAACCCACTTAAATTTCTTTGAACCGTACTTATGATATGCACTAGCAATAATTTCATTGCTCAAGAATGTTTTGCCAGCACTTTTATCACCAACAATGTTTATAAATCTACCACTAGGAAATCCATAAACACCCTTTGCACCACCAACAACCATATCAAGTAATTTACAACCCGTTGAAAATCTAATATCCATTTTATTTTCCTTCTTCCCAATTGTATTTATGCTTTTTGCCACGTTTTGTGATAACACTTTCAATTCTTTCTTGCTTACCATATAACACCCCATAAGCACCAAATTTTTCAGATTCACAATCAGGGTCATTCAAAATGAAATATGCCTCCACTTGTGAAACACCATATTTTTCAATTATCTGTTTTGCTGATAAATAACCATCAGGAATTTCTTCAATTGCCTTTTCAAGCCATTTATTAAATTTATCTATATCAAGTTCTTTATCACCATTTTTTTCAACAATAAATCCTTCCCTTTTGCCAGCAACATAAATACCCATACGGGTCATTGGATGCCCTTTTTCTTCACATCTTTTCAAAACATCATTTATATAAATCATTTCAAAACCCCATTTAAACAACAATAGACCTAATTAAAGGTCTATTGTCATAAATCAAAAAAAAATGCTTATTGATTATTATTTCTTAAATTCAGCATTGTATTTTTTACAACACTTATCCCAGCAATCGCAATCTTCACATTCATCAAAAGCATCGCAATCTTTACCAAATGTATGTGAATATGGGCAACCACCTGAAGATTCTTTCTTTTTAGGTGTTTCTTCAACATCTTCCATATCGTCAAAAGATTTTTCTTTCTTTGGTGATTTTTTAGGTGTTTCAAATTCTTCACCATCTTCATCACCTTCATCTTCTTCACGGTGTTTAGATTTTGTAGGTCGTTCATCTTCATCAGGTTCTTCAGAATCATCTTCATCTGAATCTGAACCAAACAGAATTTTTTCAACTTGTTCATAAGTTGGAACATTCATAATTTCATCGAATGAAACGGCATTTTCAATCAAATCTTCATCAAGGCTTTCTTCACGGTCTTCAAATCTGAATGACTTGAATTCAAGATATTCAATCTTCCCTTTCTTTACTTTTGATGCCTTGAAAGAAATTTCCTTTCCTTCTTCTTCATCAGCAAAATTTACATATCCATCTTCACCATCACGAGCCTCATCAATCAATTCTTTTTCAAACAGATAATGGCTAGTTTCAAAGATTTTAAGTTTTCCATCTTTCAAATCCTGAACGTTGTAAAAAACACGTCTAGACGGTAAAAGAGCCTTTGATTCAGTTTCTTTACCTTGTTTCTTGAACATTTCCGCTTGTTCACAAATAGGACAAGGTTTACCATAAGTTTTTTTCAAACAAATAACTGAAGATTCACTTGCACCAATATTTTTATGAACAAAAATATCCATCAAATAATCTTTTTCACCAATTTCAAAATCACCACTTTTAACAAGAGGATGATTCTTTGTTTTAATGGTGTATGGAATGATATTGATTCTGTTTCTTCCTTCTTCAGGCTTATAGAATTCAACATCTGAATAGTTCATTACACCTTTTCTTACACCGCCTGAATCTTTTGATTCGTAACTTCTTTGATAACGTTTTGCCAAAGAATTTTTCTTGTTCATCATAGTTTTTACTCCTTATCATTTAATTGCTTTCTAATTGATTTTTCAGTCATTTCATTTATATTGCTTTTAGCACCATTAGCAGATGGTGTTGAAAAGTACCCAGCACAATAAAGTTTCACAAGATTATCAAGTTCACTTCTTCTTGTTTCCATTGCACTAACCGCAACCGATAATCTAGCAAAAATTTCTTCAGCATCACGCAATTCCTTTTTTGCCTGAATAACATCAGAATCCATTGCCAATGTACAAGCAATAAACGATTCTGTAACTTTCTGCCCTTCTTCAGCAAATTTCTTTCTAATTTTCAAATTGGATTCACTTTCAACTAATTCCAATTTATCCTTTGCCCTAACGACATCTTGTTTTGCAATTGCTTGAGCCTCAGCATAATAAGCATAACGGCTAGAATGACTTAAACATTCTTCATCCAACTTATACTTATTAATTGACAAATCTTTCTCAAAATCATCTGTTTGATTTTCTTTTTCTTTTGCAAGTGTTTCAGCCTTTGTCATTATATACTCCCTTTATGTAAATGCTTTCACAAGTAAAGCGGTCATTCCAAAAAATTCTTTCAAAGAATCTGAAATATTTTCTTTTTCTTCATCAGTCAAATCCCTACAAGCAATTTTAGCAACTATTTTAAAAAAACGGGTCAACCGTGATTTTGAAAATATCATCCAACTTTTTCTTTTTTTCTTCAGTTTCCTGATTTACATTATTTTCTTCATTCATATTTTGTACCTCTTATTTATATTATAGGAATTGTAAATTGAATTTTATCCTCTAAGGTCAAATGCATCTAAAATCGCAACGGTAATAGCAAATTTGCCATTTCTATAAGTATCAGCATTTGAAAAGGCTTGCATTGCTGAAACGATTTCAAGACTATCACTACCCTTTAATAAACAAGCATTCATATAACCCATTACCGCTTGCCTTACTTTTTCAGGCTCGGACAAATCCATCTGTTTCAGTATCATACTAGCCTTTTTGAAATTTGCACCCTTGCTCGCCAATAATCTACATAACTCAATTGTTTCAGGATTTTCACTCGAATCATCAACTTTCAAAACTTCCAATCTTTCTTCATCAGAATCAAGATAAAGAACTTTTCCCAAAAGTTTCAAAGCCTTTCTACTTCCACCCTGAGCAAGTTCACAAATTCTTTCACAAATATCATTGCTAATTTTAATTTGCTCGGCTCTTGCGGTTCTTTTCAGCAAAAACATCATTTCTTCATCAGTTAGCGGTTTAACATTAATAACTGAGCAACGTGTTTTCAACGGTGTAATAAG